AGCCGCACCCCCCGCGCCGTGTCAGGGATTGTGACCGTGGTGACTGTGCCCGGCGTCCCACTCAGCGTGATTTCGATACTGGCGAGCGCCCCGGTTCGGGCATCGGCGTTGAGTGCGGCACCAATGCTGTACAGCGGCGTAGTGCCGTCGATGGTTTCGCCGCTATCTGTGAGCTTGACGGGCAGTTCGTAGCTCGTGCTGCGCCCGACAATGTAAAAACTATCCGCCATCTGTCCCTCCATTACGATCAAACCGCATCATCGCCTCGCCTAACGAAAGCCGCGCCTGCTGCCGCTGCTGCTCCTGCTCCTGCTCTATCTGCTGCTCTTCGGCGTCCGGGTCGTCGATGCCCAGCCGCGCCATTGCTGTGCGCTGGCTCATCAGCCGGGAGCCGACCAGCTCGGTCAGGGTGCGCTGGTCATCGGCACTCAGCGGCCCCACGTCGATGCGGGCCATCGCGTTGACACGCAGGCTCACGTAGCGGTTTTCGTCTCCCGCGAACACGGCTGCTAGATTGAGCGTCGTTTCGAGGAGCCAGCGCAGCGCCCGCTCTACCTCCTCGGCAGTGTCGAGCAGCGACATCGTGAAATCGTAGAGCGCCTGCTTGCGGCTCTCGCCACTCGCTGCCGCGTCGCCCGATATCAACGCGTGCATCTGGCGCGTCTCGCTCAGGATGCCCCGGTAGGCGTGCTGCTCCGTTTCGACAAACGTGGCGACGGGTACCGGGTCACGATAGACCACGCTCGGGTTCGCATAGCCCGTCGTGTTGCCCTGCTCATCGACGATGGGCACCCCGGCAAAGAAGTTTGTGGTGCCCGCGCCGACCTGGAACGTGCCCGCTGTGAATGTCTCCTCGCCCGTCGCGGCGTCTCGGCTCCACGTCCCCGGCACCTGCGCGTTGAGCAGCACGCGCTCCAGGAAGCCGCCGACGACGACGTTCCTGGCTAACATCGTCTTTGCCAGGTTCAGCAACTTTTGCTGCTGCCTGACCTGCTCGCCTATCAGCGGCTCGCGCTCCATCTGGTGGATAAGCAGCGCGCCATCCAACGCCAGTTTAGCCGGGGCGCTCTCCTGCTCCGTGCCGAGCACACGCAGCACGGTCTGGTCATCGTCGAGGTACGTGAGCTCGACCATCTCGCTGCTCTCTGTGCCCCCGACATCCTCGATTGTGTAGGCGTAGATGCCCACATCCTGCATGCTCGCCTGATCGGTGTAGACCGTGGCCTGATCGGGCGGTACCCGCTCGGCGTAGGCGTACCATATGCTTTCAGTGACGTACACCCTGGGCAGGCTCCCGTCCTCGTTGCGGCGCGCATTCGGGACAAACAGCCGCAGCGGCGCCCGCCCGGCCAGCAGCAGCCCGATGACCGCCTCTCTGATCAGGCGATGCCCGCCGCGCCAGTCCCACCACTCGCGCAGCAACGCCTCCGCCTCCTGGATCAGCGCCTGCTCCTGCTCGGTCGGCTCCTCGCCTTCTGCCAGCGCTCGCCGCACGACCAGATGCCACTGTGGCTCGTGCCCGACCACGCCAGCCAGATGACGCAGCACCGTTTCGCGGATGGCATTGCGCGCCACAAAATTGCGCTGAATATCCGCGAGCACCTGCGCCGAGTTGGCGTCGGTCACCGCAGGCAGCGGCCCGATCCAGCCATTGCCGCCCTGCCAGTGATCGCCGTTGTAATATGCCCGGCTGGCCGCCTGGCCGTCGCTCGTGGCGTCGGCGATGAGTGTTTTGGCGCGGCTGGCGCTCAGGTTGTCGAATGGCGTCGTCATGTCACATTGTCCTCGTGCTGTAGCTCGGCGCCCGCCGCCGTGCCGCCGGGTCGGGCCGCGCCGTCAGCCGCAGCAGCGCCTGGCTCATCGCGTCCACCTGGTCGTCATACCGACCGTTCGGGAACGCGGCGCACTCGTCGACAAAATCCTCGGCCCAGGCTGGCCCCTGCGGCAGCCACACATTCCCCGCCTCAATCACCGGCGAGACTGCCGCCACTCGCGCCTGCTTGCCGCCCTGCGGCTCCACCGGGATCAGGCCGCTGATCTCGCGCTGGAGCGTAGCGATCACCGCCGGGCCGTTGGCTTTATCCTCAATCAGCTTCGCCCGCACCTGCGGCCAGGCCGCGCACATCTCCCGCACCGCCCGCACCGTCGCCGGAAAATCCAGCCGCGCCCGCACCTGGTCGAGCAGGTAGCAGTCCGCGCCCACGCGCCCCCACACCTGACCCACGACATAGTCAGTGCTATCGGTGCTCTTGAATGTCATATCCCAGCTCTGCACCAGATCGTCATAGCGCGCCGGCGCGTGCTCATACCGTCGCCACCAGCCGCGCTGGAGCAGGCCACCTTCCGCCGGGCTGGGCTGCTGCTGATACAGCGCCGTGAACCCGTAGCTGCCCAGCGTCGCCCGCAGGTCGGCCAGTGCCGCCGCGTCGTAGCGCTCTGGACACAGCGCCGCGCCCGGTTCGCGGCCCAGCGGGTCGTCGAGGTCGGCCAGTGCGGGCAGGCTCACGACCTGCCAGTCGGCTGCCGTGTCGCTGTCGAGGATGCGCCCGGCCAGGTCATCCTCATGCCAGCGCGTCTGGATCAGGATAATCGCGCCGCCCGGCTCCAGTCGCGTGTACAGGTCATCCCGGTACCAGTCCCACACCCGATCCCGGTATGCCTGGCTCTCGGCCTCCTCCCGGCTCTTCACCGGGTCGTCGATGATGATCAGATTGCCGCCCTGGCCGGTAATACCCGCGCCCACGCCGACCGCCCGCAGGCCACCGCCCTGGGCCGTCTCCCACTGCTCCACGGCGCTGCGGTCCCCGGCCAGCGTCAACCGCTCCTGTGCGATCCGCCGAGCTTTCCGAGAGAACATATTGGCCAGCGTCTGGTTGTAGGCCCCGACGATCACCCGCAGGCCAGGGTCGCGCTCCAGTCGATAGACCGGGTAGCGCACGGTCGTCATCTCGCTCTTGCCATGTCTCGGCGGCACAAACAGCATGAGTCGTTTGCATTCGCCCGAGGTCACGCGGCTGAGCTGCTGCCGGATGTAGCGCAGGTGCGCCCAGTCCCACCGGTAGGTGGGAGTCACACGCGGCAGCCATCCCCCGAAGTTAGGTTTCTTCGGGCTCCGTATCACCTGCGCCAAGTTGGTGAGCGAGTACGGCTCGTTCATCCTCGGTCATCCTCTCAATCCGGTCTGCTATCTGCTCGATGGCAATGTCGCTGATATTGGTCGGCTGGCCGCGCAGCAACTGCATTTTGTCGATAGCGATACCCATCGAGGTCGCAACCTGCTGCAGGCTGGCTGCGGCCATTTTCTCCGGCATCGCCTCGGCGAGCTGCCGTGCGATCTGCTCCAGGCGGGCGGCCAGGTCGATTTTTTTCTCCTGGCGAAGCTCCGCCACATCGCTGTGGATGTGTCCATCCGCCCACTCGGCCAGCGTTTTGCGCGGCAGGCCCAGGTCGCGCGCTGTTTTCGATACATTGCCGCCGTTGGCATCGAGCGCGGCCAGCGCCTCAGCTCTTTCAGCGTCGCTGTAGCGGCGAGCCACATCTATCGCTCCAGTGCCACAATCTCATCGGCCTCGGCCTGCGTCAGATAGCCGCGTGTGACCAGTGCTGCAACCTGGTCGGCGGTGATGGTGCCCGCCAGCCAGCGCTGGCGCACGATGGCCGCCCAGTGCGCGCTCACAGCATCCCCTCCAGTGCCAGATCAACCACCGCCTGCTCCAACGCCGCGATCCGTTCGGCGTCGCTCGGCATCTGCGACGGCTCCGGCTCCGGGTCGGCAGGCTCGGCCACACCGCCCGCCTGCTTCCACTCCAGGTACGCCCGATAGTGCCGGTTGGCCGGGTCGGCGGGAATGCTCATGCCCGTGGGCACGTGCAGCACGCCGCCATCGCTCAAAAGTTTGTAGTCACTCATGGTTACAACTCCGCGTCTAAATAGGCACGATAGGCCGTGCCAAACGTTGATCGGCCAATGCTGCCAGGAGAAGAGCCGGAAAAATCAACACTATCATCATAACGAAATGACAGCGAGCTTACAGACGCCCCGTAGGTAATATCAAAGGTTCCGGACGATGTAATGTATGCTCCCGCAGATGGATCGTAAAACGATGCCTGATTATTCGTGCCGGGAAACGACGCGGCCCACGTTGGATTAGTGTCGCTCACGGTCGGGGTTGCTCGCATCTGTACAAGCAGTGTCACAACCTGATTATAGATGTAGGCATCTCCCGCCCACATATAGCCAATATAGCTTGCATTCCCCGGATTGAATACCTGGTAGTAGCGCTGACACAGCGCCAACTCCGCCCCCACCGGGCGCATTTCAAACGGCGTGGCCGCGTCGCCGCGCTCCAATTGCGCCGCTTCCAGGTCAAGCGTCGTGCTCTGGCCCAACGCATCCACCCAGACAAACACGATCAGGTTGGTGAAGCTGCTGCCGAGCGTGACCGTCTGCTCCAGTTCTGCCCACGTCGCTGCGCTCAGGCTGGCGGTTGCGGTCGTGCCCGGCCCGCTTACGTTCGCAGCCCAGGCCCAGGTCGTCCAGTTGGCCACCACATCGGAGGTCACGCTATCTTCGCCGCCGGCCCACTCCAGCACGGCAATGCGCGCCGTACTCGCCGCGCTACAGCGCACCCGCGCCGAGAGCGTGACGCTCTGGCCGCGCAGGTGGCGGCAGTTGGCCCCCTCGATAATCTGCGCCAGGCCGATCTTCTGCGCCGTGGCCTGCTTCTGCGTCAGGCGCGCCGCATAGCGCTGCGTATCGCCGTCTATTCGCTGCGCGTCGATAGGGCCGCTCTGCGTCAGCACATACCAGCGGTCGGCGCAGTACTCATCGTCGGCATACTCGGTCGCCGTCGCCGGGTCGGACTGCCGCTGCCAGATGGCAAACGAGCCATTGATCAGCGCATTGCGCCAGAGGTAGGGCGCGTTTCCACTGCCGAGCCACACCTGCCGGGCTGTGCCTGCCGCGTCCTTCAAATACAGTGTGCCGTCTGTTTCGACATACAGCGTCACCCGGCCCGACGCAGGCGCCGCCGGTGCGCTGCCCGTCGCCAATATCAATTCACCTGCGCTCACGCCTCACCTCGCAATCGCTGCGCCCAGGCCACCAGCTTCTCGGCGTAGGCCGGGTCGCCTGCCCACGTCCCGGCCAGGTCGGCCAATGTGGGAGCCGCGCCCCGCAAATCCTCGTCGAGCCCTCGGCAGCTCAGCGCATAGTCAACCAGCGCCCGCTGCGCCTCCGTCAGGTTGCCCGGCGGCACCGCATACGCGACGAGGCGCCCGACATGCGCCGGAATGCTGTGCTGGCACCACGTCGGAAACGAAAGCCCCGCCCGCCACATCGCGCCATCGAATGCAGCCGGAACGTTGCCCGGATACGGCACCACGCTCGGCCCCCGATCCACGCCCAGTCCCGCGGGGTTGCGCCGCGGGCGAGCTGCCCACCAAGAGGAGAAATTCGCCGTTTCGTGGCACACCTGCGCCAGCGCAATCAGCGGATCGACGCCAACAGCGCCGCACACCTGAAAATACGTCGGCACAATGAAGTCGGCCAGGTCGCGCCGCGTATACTCGCCCGTATCGCGGCTGCAAATCACATCGAGCATACGCCCCGCATCCCCCCGCGGCTCGCCAATG